CAATACAGGTCAGCGTAGAAGCAACAGTCAGTACGCTAGTTTTAGTACCGCTATCACACAATCACCAGACGCATACTTAATCAGAGCACTTAAACACTCTAACTTCTTTGATGTGGTAGAACGTACAGGACTAGACAACCTAACTAAAGAAAGACAAATCATACGCACAACCAGAGAAAGTTTTGAAGAAAAACAAAAACTCAAACCTTTATTGTTTGCTGGTTTATTAATGGAAGGTGGTGTTATAGGTTATGAAACCAATATAAAGTCAGGTGGTGCGGGAGCTAGATACTTAGGTATTGGTATGTCAAAAGAATACAGACAAGACTCAGTTACCATATCTTTACGCACAGTTTCAGTTAGTACAGGAAAAATATTATTAGAGGTGTTGGTCACAAAGACTGTTCTCAGCGCATCTATCTCTTCTGATGTGTTCAGATTTTATGCAAACAACACAGAATTGGTTGAAATTGAAAACGGTATAGTGGAAAATGAGTCTATAAACATTGCATTACAAGCAGCGATTGAAACTGCGGTATTGCAAACAATCAACGAAGGTCACGAATCTGGGTATTGGAAACTGAATGAATAAACTAAAGCTATTACTGTTACTTATATCGCTTAATATTTATGCAGCGGACAATGAGATATTTATAGATCAATCGGGTGCTACATCTAACTTAGATATAGAACAAGTTGGAGGTAGTGGCAACATCATTGGTGGTGCTGACGCTTCAGCTGGTTCTATGACTGCATTAGATATTGATGGCGCAACTATGACCTTGGATATATTGCAAAAAGGTTCAACAAATAAATTCCTTGGTGATATATGGGCAGATACTTATACAGGTTACTTTTCATTTATAGGTGACAGTAATACTTTTAATATGTCTACAGATGAAACCAACGCTACTGGAGCAGATGGCTCTAACGTAAACGTACAAGTTACAGGCAATACAAACACCATGACACTCAACCACGCTATGACCGCTCTAGCAGCAAACTTAGATTTAGATTGGATTATACAAGGTGGAGGTAACAGTATTACAGCAGCCATAGATGTAGATGGTGCTACTAATTACATGGACATCGATGGAGATGATAATACAGTTACTTATGATGGTGATGGGTATGCTGGAGGCTACTTCTACTTAGATCATACGGGTAGTGATAGAACATTTAACATAGATCAGGAGTCTACATCAGACAATGACTGGCTTAAGATTACATCTGCTGGCTCTAATGGCACAGTTTGTGTTACTCAGTCAGACGCAACAACTTCATTCGTCTGTTGAAATAGGTTCTATATCTGAACTTAAAGGCAACGCACAAGTTCTAAGAGATAAACCCTACGGAGCTGAACTAGAATTTAACATACAACAAATGGATGATGTCCGTACAGAAGCGGGCAGAGTTGCCATAACCTTTGAAGATTCTTCTACAGTCAAACTGACAGAACATTCTAAGTTAGTTATAGACGAATACATCTACGATCCTGACCCGTCAAAATCTAAAATGGCCTTGAAGTTTGCTAGTGGCACAGCGCGATTTATTACAGGTAAATTTAACAACAAGAGCAACATATCAATACGTACGCCAACAGCCCAGATTGCAATAAGAGGTACGGACTTTACGTGTACTGTGGACGAGCTAGGTAGATCCCTTGTAATACTATTGCCTGATGAAAATGGTATCTCTAGTGGTGAAATAGTTGTAGCTACTGCTATGGGTAGCGTTACATTAAACAAACCTTATCAGGCAACAACTGTATCTGTATACGAAAACAATCCGACTAAACCTGTTACGTTAGATATCTCACTAGACTTGATTGACAATATGCTTATTGTTAACCCACCTGAACAAACAGACGAATCATTAGAGCAAACACAAACGCAAGCCTCTGCTGACTACCTTGACTTTAATGATCTTGATATAGACTTTCTTAACGAAGATTTTTTAGATGCAGAAGCAGAACTAGAATTCACTGAGCTAGACATTAACTACTTAGATGTAAACTTTTTAGAAGACTTGCTTAACGTATTAGATGCACTAGCTATATCTAAAGAAGAAGATGCTCTTAAACAAGGTGGTGTTGGTATTCGTATAACTGGTACAGAAATAGGCCAAGACAAAGACACACAGATAACAACTATTATAGCTGGGCAAACTATTAGTTTAAATCGAACAGTTAACCAAAGTGCTAGATTAAACTTAGACGGCTCTAACAGCTATACAATTATTTTGATACAAGACGGTGTATCTAATACGGTTAAAATTAATGGAGGGTCTTCTACAACGATTACAATTAAACAGGGGTCAGGATGAAAAAAATACAGTTTGGGGTTTTACTGATACTACTTAGTTTGCCTTTAATTTATTCAATAACTCCTTTAGAGTTAATTAAGCTTAAAACATTTGATGCTTTGATACCAGAACAGCAAGAAAGTGGTTACTTTACTATATTAAATATTACTGAAGAAGACATTGCTGAAGAGGGTGGATATCCTTTGTCTAGACAAACACTAGCTCAAATACATATTAATCTTTTACGTAAAGGAGCAATAGGCGTTGGTTGGGTTATGGCTTTCCCGCAACCTGACAGATTCGGGGGTGACTTTGAGTTTATGGAAGCACTTTCTTTTTCCCCAAGCGTACTTGCTATGTTTGAAAATAACACGGATCAATACCCTCCAACCACGGGCACGGTTATTCTTGGTGATGATACTGGAGGCATCCCAGCAGCAGGAGTAATACAAAATATAGACGTTTTAAAACAAAATGCTAGTCAAGGCATAGCAGTAGCTAGAACTGATATTGATAATTTAGTGCGTAGATTACCTTTACTAATGCGTACTCCTGACGGTTGGGTGCCTTCATATGGAACAGAAGTCCTTAAAATTTTAGCAGGTGCAGACACTTATGTTATAAAAACGAGTGATGATGTAATACAAGAAATACGAGTAAAAGGGCTTTCTCCAGTAAAAACAGACAGTTTAGGACGCAAGTGGATAAGTTTCGTGAATACCCCACAGACTAATCTTGCTGAAATGGATGTAGAAAATAAATTTGTGTTTGTAGGATTCACAGCTAAAGGAATATCTCCACAACTTGCAACGCCTGTAGGGTTATTAGAACCTCATAAGATACAGGCAGCCCTTGCCGAAAGTATACTTATTGCGGATAGTCCATACATACCAGACTACGCTTTTATTGTAGAGCTTTTAATTCTTGCAACAGGTATGTTATTTATTTGGGTCTGCTTACATACTTTTGGGATTACACTGGGGCTTGTAAGCGCTACATCTATATTATTACTTACAGCGAGTTACGGATTCTACACAATAAGTAATGCAGTTCTTATAGATGTAACTTGGGCTCTTATTTCACAGTTTATAACAGCTACAGTAGCTTTTTATCTTAGGTTTAGAGAACAATACAAGCTAAGGCAGCAGATTAAAAAACAATTTGAGCATTACTTAGATCCTAGACAAGTGAAGGCTTTGCAGTCTGATCCCAGTTTACTTAAGTTAGGCGGAGAAAAAAGAATTTGTACGTATTTATTTACAGATGTGCGTGGGTTTACTGCTATGAGTGAAACGATGGATCCTGAAAATGTAACAAAAATTATGAATAGAGCACTTACTATACAGTCAGATGCGGTTAAGAAATACGGCGGAATGGTAGACAAGTACATAGGAGATGCAATGATGGCTATATTTAACGCACCTCTTGACTTACAAGACCATGAGAAAGCAGCAGTGCTTTGTGCGCAAGAAATACAAAAAGAATTTAAAGAGTCAGACATTGGAGTTTCAATAGGAATCGGCTTGAATACAGGTGAAGCGGTTATAGGCAATCTAGGTTCGTCTACTAGATTTGATTACACAGCTATAGGCTCTGCTGTAAATATTGCAGCCAGGTGTGAATCAAGTTGTAAGACTGTAGGCGTTGATTTAATAATTGCAGAAGCAACTGCTAAAGCTTGTGGCATACAGTTAAAAGTTCTAAAACCTATAGAAGCAAAAGGTATTACAGAGCCTTTGAAAATTTATACTTTATAGGTAAAATAAAAACAATAACCACAGGAAAAACTTATGGCAAATAGAATAAAAATGGGCCCTAAACAAGGAATGGTAGGAGATATGAAAGTGTCTGAATACCAAATGAAACCCAATGTACCTAATAGTGCTAACGATATGTTGCAAGACCCTATGCAAACAAGATCACAATTAGGAATGATGCCTTCATTAGGCGATCCTATGAAAGATTACAAATCTTACTAGAGGCTACTATGATAATAACTTCAACTACTAGCGGAGATAAAGATTTGGTTTGGGAGCTAAATGATAAAGGTGAACATATAGTGACCTTATATCAAGTGCCGACTAAAGACGGAGAAGCTCCTACTAAACTGAAATCAATGAAAATTAAAAATGGCTAGAACGAGAAAAAAACCTTCTATGAAGGTAAAAAAGAAGTCTCTAACTAAACGTCAAGATGCTTCTTTAGCTAGGCACTCTAAGCACCATACAGCTGCTCATATGAAATATATGAAACGTCGTATGTTAATGGGTGATAACTTTAGAGCTGCTCATAAAAAAGCGCAAAAACAAATAGGTAAGTAATATGGCTCGTAACTATCGTGCTGAATACGATAGATATCAAGGCTCAGCTAAACAAAAAAAAGCTAGGGCTAGTAGGAATAAAGCTAGAAGGCTTATGATTAGGTTAGGTAAAGCTAAAAAAGGAGATGGCAAAGACGTGCATCATAAAGATGGAAATCCTTTAAACAGTGAACCAAAAAATATTAGAATGGAATCTAGAAAGTCTAATAGATCTTTTCCAAGGACTAGTACAGGTCGTAAAAAAAGGAGATAAAATGGCAGTTAAAAAGAAAAAAGCTACTAAAAAGAAAAGCGGTGCAAAGCCTACTAATCCAGCTTTGTATTCAAGAGTTAAAGCAGAAGCTAAAAGAAAATTTAAAGTATATCCTTCAGCATACGCCAACGGTTGGCTAGTGCGTACATACAAAAAAAGAGGCGGGGGCTATAGGTAATGGCTAAACCTACTGGTGGATTAACTGCATGGTTTGGCAAAGGCTCTAAAGGGGATTGGGTAGACATAGGCGCACCTAAAAAGAAGGGCAAGTATCAAGCGTGCGGGCGTAAGTCTGCTAGTAAAAGTAAACGTAAGTACCCGAAGTGTGTACCACGCTCCAAGGCCAAAAGTATGACGACTGCACAAAAGAAGAGTGCAGTTACTAGAAAACGTAGAGCTGGTAATCCAGGTGGTAAACCTACAAATGTACGTACTATTGCACGTAAGAAAAAAACTACTCGCAGGCGTAAAAAGAAATAACTATTGGTTCCTTACTTGTTTTATTAGTTTAGCTAAGTACCACTCAGCTTTATGTAAATCTTCAATACCATTTTTTTCTTTATACCTTGTGACATACTTAACAATATTACCTTCTAAGTAGCCTAAGTCGTGGGCAAGTATGTAGTCTGTAGTTTCAATTGACTTGTTGTAATAGGGTGGATTTATTTTATCCGACATTCTAACCTCCTGTTGTAAGCATATTAGTTAATTTATCTACATATTCATCAAAACTATACGCTTGTTCTAAAAATTCTTTAACTGTAAAAAATGTTTTGTTTATATCCTGTGTCATTACAATCTTATCTGCAGCTCCGACTACTACGTAAGCAGGCACACTATGACTTAGTGCTTTTTTTAACCATTCTTTTTGTTGCGTAGATGTATTAATTGAAATTTTAGAAGTTGATTTCACAGGTATCTTTTTGTGGTATTTGTATTCTACAAACATGCAGCCAGTCAGGCCGCTGTAGTACACGTCAGGAACGCCTCCATGGTATGCATCATTAATTTTCCAACGATATATTTCTTTGGAGAGTTTTTTGTGGATCTTTGCTATAAATGTTTTCTCGATCACTTAACCAAGTATAACATATAGGAGAGTGCATACATGGTGCGACAGCCTGTGACGCACCATGTAATACAAACATAATATTAAGCTGAAGCTTTAACACCTGGAAGTGTTTCGTAAACAGACTTAGCGAAAGCATAATGCTCTTCGTTAACCCATCCTTCGTTTTCAACTGAAATATTATAGAACGATTTACCCGTTCTGTTTTGAGTAGGAGCAGAAGACATTGTCCATACAGACGCAAATCTATCTCCACCCAAACGCATAATTTGAGTGTTCCATTCTCTGCTTACGCGAAGCTTTGAACTAGCACAGTCAAATATAAAAGGTGTTTTGTCTATCTCACCTGTTTTTCCATCGATTTTAATCAATGTATGCGAGTGAGTTTGAGTAATCTCATGCTCTTCAACATCTTTACCGTCTGCTTTTAAAGCATCGACAGCTTCGACTTGAGAAGCAAAAGTGCCTACTAGGCCACCACCCTTTTCTCGTTTTTTCCAAACAACGTATTCGTCTCTAAAGTATACGTTTATAACGTTTATTTTATCTCCGTATATTTCGTTTGTTACAGTGTTAAAGAAGTCACCGATTTTGGCTCCTTCTAAATAATCACTGTGGTTTGGATCAACCTCGTTCGAGCTACTTTGTAGTTGCTTTACACGAGGAGTTTGTAAGTGCTCTGCGGTAATACCTTCATTACCAAGACCACTACCCTTTTTTATATGAGCGGGCATCTCATTTGCTTTTATAGCTATATCGTTCATTGTACGTACTCCTTGTTTCATTGATATAGTTACTATTTAGACCTAAAATTAATTCGGGTCAACTCAGTTGCTTCAACACCTGGAACCTCTTGTCCCATTTGTTGAAGCTCTCTGTAAGCGGTTGCAGACATACGTTTTTGCAATAACTCAAACTGACGGGTGTCAATTATGTATTGGTGAACGCTGTCCCAATCATCTACAGTTGGTACAATTTCTTTTTTAATGGAAACTGTACACACATCATTCCCAATCCTATCCACTCCTTGGTTTTCAAGATTAAGAATAATTCGGTTTTCTAACTCATTAATTGATTGTTTAAGAGTTTTTTCTTGCGATTGTAACTCTCTTAACGATTCTTTTGAGCTATTAAGATCTTTTAGGAGATCATCCATAGTTAGTTCTGACATTAGTGTTTTACCTCCTGTTGGCTTTCTATTGTCTCTATTAAAGTATTAACCATGACTAAGGCAGCTTCGCTGGCACTTGTAAGTAAGTCATGGGCTTTTTCTGGAGTATTAAATTCTCCAGTAGAACCATACATATTCGCAGCTTCAACTTCTGCCATAGCAAAAATTAAAGCAGTTGCAAGTATTTCGTTATCAACTAAAGACAGTTCTTGTATCTTTAGTTGTACATCTTCAGCTAGCAATTCAATTATTTGTTTTTTTGACATTATTTATCTCCGATAAAATATGTAGTAAGTTTTCCATTTTGCCTAACTTACCATCTAGCTTTTTGTATACGTGTTTTTCCCAGGTATCTTTAGCTGCAATCAAAATAGTTTCAGTCTTTTGAGTTTGGCCTGCTCTATGTATACGACGATTAAATTGTTGGAACTGCTCAGCGCTGTACGTAGGAGAACACCATATAGCAGTAGTAGCTTTTGTAAGTGTAAGTCCATGTGACGTAGATTGCGGGTGGGCGAACAATACTTGTATATGTCCAGCCTGAAAGCGTTGTACGATGTCTTTACGTTTATGTGCAGGGACAGAACCATCAATTAAGTCGTATGATATTTTTTCTCGTTCTGCAATGGCGATCAACGAATCACGCTCATGCTTCCAATTGTATGCGACTAGTGAGTGTTTACGTTGTGATACAAGCTGCATAACCAGCTCGTATCGTTCGTTATGTAATAAAGTAGCATTACCATCTTGATCATATACAGCCCCTGAAACTAGCTGTAATAACTTTTTAACTCTAGATGCAGCGTTAACAGCGTTGATGGTCCCTTGTTTTGTATACAAGACGGACTCTTCTGCCAAGATGTTGTACATCTTTTGCACAGCTGGTGTAAGTTTTGTATACATAGTTCTGACATTGTTGTCTGGAAGATCCATACAATCTTCAATTGCATGTCGTATAGTTATATCTGATAGCTGATTAGCTACAACAGCTTCAATACCGGGTTTGTCTATCCATTCATTAGCAAAGCCATTGAACTTAGGTGTACAAACTTGGTGTCTAAAAGACCAAAATCTTTGACCTAATCGTTTACCGTCATCTACTAATAGTGTCGGATGCCATAAATCTAGAATAGTATTACTATTAGGAGTACCAGACATAGCAATTCTATTATCAAAATGATGGATAATAGACTTGAGGTTCTTTGAGCGTTTGGCTTCTCTATTTTTGAAAGCAGTAAATTCGTCAAGGACGATGGTATTAAACCTGCTAAGTAGTAATGGGTTTTTATGTAAAAAGTTAACAGCTTCGAAGTTAGTGATGACGATGTCGTAACTGGTGTCTTCGAAGATTTTTTTTCTGTTTTTGGCATATGCAACTCCGTATTTTAATTTTGGTGTGAACTTTATTATATCCTCTACCCAAGAAGCTTCAAGTATAGATAACGGCGCAAGTACTAACGTAGCTCCTAGTTTAGGATTTATAGCATCTAGGACTGCACGTGTTTTCCCAGTACCTGGATCTGATGTAATCAGACAGCGGGGGTTAGAGTTGATAAAGTTTGTAGTTTCAATTTGATGCTGATACGCATCCTCGATAGAGATCGTGTCCATAGTTCACCTTTCTTAGTTCGTGTTTCATTTTTCGTTGTATGTAGTTATTTTACCACAGAGTTATTTAAAACTCCACTCGCATACTGGATGCTCTCCTTTTCCATATGAACACCACTTACAGTTGTATTGAGATGGATTAGGTGTAAATCTAGTCGCGGTAGTTAAGTTTAAAGCTCGCTCTTGTAGTTTTGGCATAAACATCATAGCTTCAGCTCTTGTGTATACTTTCTCAAGAGTGCCACCATGATCTAAATACCAAAATTCTGTGTTAAGACTTTCTAGTTCAGGATATCTAAAGAAGGTAGCTATTGCATACACAAGGCCCTGCTGGCTATGTGCAATCTCATTACCAAACTGTCTTCCTGTTTTATAATCTATTACGCGTGCTGACGTATCTGACTCATGTAATATTGCATCGAGTTTTACTCGAGCCCAAACATTGGGAGCCATCCAATCGCATGCTTCCCAGTCTATTGTAAAACCCCATTCTCCTTCTAGCTCAACATTGCTTTCGACGTATTGATCTCTAAGTAAGGAGAATTGAGAGCTGAATTTTTTTAAAGAGTCTGGTAATTCACCTAACTCTGTTTTTACATAAGCTTCAGCTTCTTCGTGTATGTGTGTACCGCGTGCTGCTGCTTCGCCGTAGTCTTCCTGTATTTTTTTTACTTTATTAATATAGAGTCTGTATTCGCAACCTTCGTAAGTTTTTAGTGTAGAGTACGACCAAGCTGGTATAAGTCCCAGCTCCTCTGGTTTGTCCGATGCTATGACATTGTCAAGATCTGGACGAGTGTCCTGTAAGTAGTTTTTCAAAATTACTTAGATAATAGTTTTAAATCTTTTTCTTCGAAATGTTCTTTTATAAGAGTTTCCTTAACATTATCGTCAAGTTTCCAACTTATTACAACCCCTCTGGGTATGCTGGCGTTTTTGTTAGAAGATACTCTTTTTCTTTTTATTAGTATATTTTGCCTAGACATAGCTTTAGAGAAGTCTCTTTGAGATAGCTTGTTACGGCTATCAGTAAGAACATCATAAACAACTTTAAGATGCTGCATTGGTATTACTGTTTCTACACCTACTTTAGAAACCCAGTCTTTAATATATCTTTGTGCTGATGCTATAGACCCTGCGTCAAATGTATTTGTAATTTCTATATCTAGTATTTCAATAAAATATTCAAGATTCTTTTCTTTAATTGCGTGTGCGAACTCTTCTAATACAGACATAGAGATCTGTTTCATTTGTTGTTTAGCTTCGTTTTCTAGTGCTGTATGAGCCATACGATTATCTACCTGGAAAGTTTGTAATACACCAGCAAAGTAATACAGTTCTTTTGTTAGATCTTCTAAATTGTCTAATAGTTCAGGTATAACATTTTGTAGTTTACTTTCCTGCCGGGGCCCTACGTTGTAACGTCTATCTCCTTCTTCTATACGAACTGCATCTCCTCTGTTAGTAAGAAAAATGAAGTTACAAAAACTTGGTAGTTCCACTTGGTTTGTACGCATAGCTCGAATAGTAAGTGTAGGCTCTGTAACTTGGTGTTTAAGTTTATCTGCCATTTTATTTGTATTAGATGAGTCACTCATACGAAACTCGTCTACGACTAAGAAGAGTGCTGTGCGCATATACAAATTAAATTGTTCTTCTATATTCTCTAAAGAACGCATAGGGACTTGTGATTCGCCAAACAAAGGTTTTAATATTCGATGTACAAACAAACCTTTACCAGTGCCGGGAACGCCTGTAAATATCCATGCGGTCATGGTCTTTCTTTTGTTTTGATATATATAAGCTAACCAATTAATAAAATGTTCAAACTCAGTATCACCGTTGCCTAGTATGTGATGAAGCAACTTATATATATTAGGTACGCGTTCTTTTAGTTTTTTTGCAGTGCCATATTCTAGTTCTACTGTTTCTTTTGCTTCTAGCATATAAGAAGTCTTTCTATATAGATTTACATGATAAGGGGCCTGGTCTAGTTGTATTCCTTTGTCAGAAGATGGATCAAACACTACCTGCGCATCGGGTACGTAGTCAGGTAATGTACGGTTATGCGTGCGCATGAAGTCATTTAGTGAAGATTTTTGAGTAGGAGTGAGTGGATACTCGTCTGTAAACTGTTGTCTATTGTCATCATAGATACCATTAAAGTAAGTATCGGTATAAAAATCTCGTAATACAACTGGCTTTAGCTGCTGGTCACCTTGTATTTTATCGGCAAAAACTTCAAATATACTTCTGTAGAAATCAGGATCTGCTTTTTGTATTTCCCATATAGGTTCACCTTTAAAGTTATACATATAATGAGGATTAGAAAGTAAGAAGTAATAGCCATTACTGTCGCCTCCGTTTACATTACAGTTTACGTAAGGTTCGTTAACTCGTACTACATCTATAGTCATCTTATCTGGGTTCTGAAGAACTTCTTGTTGTTCGTTAGCTATAGTTATTGTAGTTATTTTTGAGCTTTTCTTTGGTAAGTTTAGTTTTTTACGTAAGCTATCTTTTATTTGTACTCCTAAGTTGTGTACGCGTTCTGGATTGATGTTACTTACATTTAGATCTAAACAGGGTGTGCCTCTTTTTTGTAATACAAACCTGTCTCCTGGTATAGGGTCTTCTACACCTACAAATTTTGGAGCTGATAAATAAATTAGTTTACTGTTTTCAGCAACTGATGGGTCTAATGTATAACTTAAACTTTGCCCGTTAGCTGAAAGTTGTAAATGTTTAGCTAACATATCAGTCTCATAGTTAAGAGTTTTTAACCATTCTTTTAATGTTTTAGGATGAACTGCATGTTTTAGAAAAAAGAACAAATGCAAAGACACTTTATCTTCTTTTAAACCTAATGATGCGCTTGCTTGTGCTATGTAAGATACGTTCTGAAATTCTTCAGGCATATGTACTATAAACTTTTCAGCTAGTGTTCTTACATCGGTTAAATCCTGAGCTGGCATTTGTAGTCCATCTACATCTATAACTAACAGCTCGGTTGGTGCATTGCGATCTGCAACTAAAGCCCGGGGTTCGTCTTGTAGTTCTTTTAACAATAAACCTTTATGTAGACACATACCTGCAGCTGCTGCTGTTTGTAATGCTTCGTACAAATCTTCTAGCCCCTGTTGGTTCTTTTTAAAATCAAAATGGTGAGAAGTAAACTTTTTTACAAGTGGGTACGGTGTGGTAGAATTTTTTGATATCTCTTTAACAAGCTTCTTTTTTGCTTCTAAAAAAACTATTTCCATTTGGGCCTCCTATTAGTTTTTATTTTTTTCTTTTCTATCTATTTTTATATTTTTGTCTGCTACAAAACCTAATTTGCATTGTTTAAGTCCTAAGTTAGTGACGATAACTTCACATACAAACTCTCCATCTTTATAGATGACGACTGCTTCTTTAACGCGCCTAGTTAGTATTAGATTGTTCATTTGTCATAGCTAGTACTGTATCCACCTTCGGCGTCTAATGGGAGATCTTGACACCAAGATAAGGGTGTTTTCATTATATCTATAATTTTTTCTAAAGTCTTGTCAGGCTCAGAATCAGAAGCTAATGAAATAACTTCGTCGTGTATTTGTAATACAACTGATACTTCAGGAATGTTCTGTATTTCTAACATTTGATCTGTAATAACGATTCGAGCTAATGCTTGAACAATATTTTCTGTAACTCTAGGGCCATGCGTACGTATATAACTTCGCCCGCTGGAATATGTAAACTCTCCTCGTTGGTATTGTAAAAGTGGGTATTTAAGATGCATGCCGTTGGGAAGCTGCAGTGAGTTAGTGTCAACAACTAAAGGCCCGTAGTTCATGCCTACTGAACCTCGGTTCATCATTGCAAACAATAAGTTTTTAGAACCATTCCATAGCAATGGTATGTTTGGATACATACCTCGGTATTGGCTTACAATACTCATAGCTGTAGCGTCAGTAACTTCAACAGATGGCGATCCTGCTTTTAGAGTTGCTTTAAACTTGTCAGGTCCCATACCATAACCAAGTCCTAATATTGCAGTTTTGCCTACATAACGTTCTAGCTTGTCTGCTTTTGTAATCTTTCGATTGTATATTTGACTAGCAAATTCACAATAAACATCTCTACCAGTTGCAAAGGCATCAATAAGATCTTGTTCTTTAGCTAACCAAGCAAGCATTCTAGCTTCAATATTTGATAAATCGGCTACATACATAAGCTGGCCTGCTGGAGATTGTAATGCAGTACGAAGTTTAGATCCGCGTGGCAGGTTTTGTAAGTTTAGTTTTTCTGCACCGCCAAAACGCCCTGTGTGTGCAGCGTAATAACGAAGTGGGACAGATATAGTTCCGTCTGGGTTTATTGAATCAATAAATCTATTAGCTCTTGTTTCTTCTATACGAGATTTAACTGCTTCTCTAGCATCCCATATGTGTTGATATTCTGGATGAGTTCTGCACATTTGTATGTAACCGGGGTCAGATTTACCAAGTGCTGGAATCATTTCTCCTGTGCGCGGGCTTTTCTTTTTTGGTATTACAAGCTGCAGCTCATCGGTAAGGTGTTGTGTAAACTTTACTTGAGACGCCAGGACTTCTCTTGTAATGCCGCTAGCATCTATTAAGTTAGTAGTAGTTTCTTTTACGTTGTCTCGATGTTCTTCAAGCAGTTGTTTATTAAGAACAATTTTAGGTTCAACGAACATCCTACATGTAAGATCTATGAGATGTAACTCTTGTTCTGGGTAAGTTGGTAAAAATTCATTGAATATGTAATAAGTTAGATCTACGTCTTGTATGCAATATTCAGCTATACTTTCTTCTATATCTGGCGGCAGGTCTTTAATGCCTTTAGCAGTAACAAGTTCATCTCCTTTACGTTTAGTGTTGTCGTTTGGGAACACACGCATAGCTACTTCTTTTAGACTTGCGCTTTGGTTTGGATACACTCCACGGCTCATTGCAGCTGTATCGTAGTAATATTTTGGTGTCACTCCATAATGATGAGTAAGTATGTAAGCATCAAATAAAGTATTGTGACAGATTACAGCAACGTCATCCCAATCAATAGAATGTAATACATCGAAACATTCTTCACCTGGGATCCATTGTGTTTGTTCATCATCAAACTTTAATCCAACACCCCATACAGAAAAATTTTCATCATTTACATACTGGGCTGTAGTCATCTTTGTAAGACTAAAATGAACGTCATAATACGTCTCAAAGTCTAAATATAATTTACGCATAGTTTCTCCTAAACAATTTTGTAACCAGCTGCTTGCATTTGTTCGCACCAGTTTATATATTCACTCGTTTTTGCTCTTTCCCAACCTTTTTGTTTACTAGTGCACATGTTATACGCTATAGAGACTCGAACTCGCTTCCATTGTATGTGAGGCAAATCTTCAGGTATTGTATAAATGTAAGGGTGTATCGGGTTTCTTTTAACGTAAACGTAGCTGGGTGGCACCTTAATTACTCCTTAATTAATTTGACATTCGGAAAAATGTCTCTATAACAGAGAGTATTACACAATGGTGTGTAATAGTAAAATATAAGGTAAAACTATGGCTACTTTTACAAGTGACTCAGTTAGCGGTAACTCGGCATTCAAACCATTTCCAAGTGGTTCTATGGGTGTTAGGTACGCTAAATTTAATGTAACTGCTGCACCTAATGCTGCTGACGTATACCAAATGGTAGACATCTTCGCTGGTGAAACACTACATGACATCAAAATTAAATCATCTGATCTAGATACTGGTACTGGTTTAGTACTAGATGTAGGTGATGCTACTGATGCTGACAGATTTCTTGATGGTTCAACAATCGGCCAAGCCGGCGGTGTTGA